AAATTGGTTGATACAACAAGCTAACTTAGCAAAACGCCAAGTGTTTGTTGATAGTGAAAACGAAGACACTATTGTCTACGATAAAAGTATGGAAGGTTATCACGATGATAACAAAGAAAAAGAAGATGTTGCCTTCATTGGTGTTGTTATAGAACACTTTGATGACTTGATGGTTGACGAAAATATGAACAAAGATGATAGGGCGGTTATAAATATTATTAACGAAATACTGAAAAACTATCACAAGCTAAATATTTATAATAAGAAACAGTTGTATATGTATGTAAGAGAGGCAACTGATCTTCCAAGTAGAAAAATAACAAAATCTATAAAGAAGATAAAAACAAGTTATGTGGTGCTAAAAGATGACTTCATCAATTAGTGGTTATAGTGAATATAATGATCAAGAACTAGCAAAGATATATTCTATTGAATTACAAAAATATCAAGATCAACTTGTTATTTTTGATAGAGTAGTTTTTGCTAATGGTCAAACTAAACAAGTATTGATTAATATAGAAAAAGAGATGATTGAAAGAGGCTTTCAAATAAATCAAATAGAAGAGAGTGTAGATGAATCTAGGTCAACCAAAAGTTGATAGTTTATTAGAACGAAAAGTTAGTTTACAAAATGATAGATTAGCCTTTGAACGTGGATGGATAAATCCAAACTATTTTATCATGGATCAAGTGATAGTTATAGCTGTAAAAACTGGCATAAACCTAAGTGCACAATTTAGTTCTTCTATACCACAGTTTAGTATAAACGGAAGAACAATAGGTAAAAATGATTCTTTTAGTGATGTGCCAGAAAAAGATATTCCTATTTGGTATGCGCCACTTTTCCCTAATAGTATAGTATCTGTTCCAGAAATTGGTGAAATAGTTGCAGTATTACGAGAAACTACAAGTGATGAGTCAAGAGGTTATTGGATTGGAAGAATTAATGATACAGATGATATAACTTTACATTTGGCTAAATCACAATTACCACTTAATCAAACTCCGCAAGAAAAATATGGTATGCCGTTTGATGTAAAAAAGGTTCACGATAGATCAAGACAGCCCACGGCGTCTGACGGTAAAAAAAGAAAACAATTGCCGGCAAAACTTGGTGATGTAGTTATGCAAGGTAGAAACGGCAGTTACTTGAGACATAGCTTTAATCCAAAATATGGAGAGTTTGTAAAGCCAGCTGTATTAGAAATGGGCATATTAGACAACAAAGAAATATATAGAGTAAGTGGTGATCCATCTGTTGGTGTGACAAAAACAAAAACAATACATTTAGCAGATAGTAGACCATCTGATTTGGGTCCAAAAGCACAAAAAGTGACACCCTTAGAGAATGATTTTAGTTTTTTATCAAATAATTCTTTAATAGATACTCCAACAGGCCCAAGACCAGCTGGTAACGCACAAGTTGAAAACTTAAGAGATATAGTTGCTAGTTATGCAGAAGAGTTTTATAACATATCAACAACTGAAGACTCAGAAAGTGCAATGCACAGATTGGTTTTAGGAGAGAAACTAAACGATTCTTTACAACAACAAGACGATCTCATAATAGGTCTAATAGAGTCAATAAAAGATTTTGCTGGAACGGTTGAGATTTTATTTAATTCATTTTTGAATCATACTCATGCTCTACCAGAAATAAACATTGATATACCAGATAAAACCGTTGAAGACAGACAAATAATCAATAGAGGTGTGAGAACAATACCACAACGACCAACAAGAGTTTTTGTTCCAGCGTCAAGAATAAGGATTCCAGGCAGCGGAGGTGTCACCATAACAAGAACAATAAACACACCTGTAGGACCAAAAGAGGTAAAAGAAACGGTAGGTGGCGCGCCTGACAGTATTGTTACTGTCCCATCAAAGTTTGTAAGTGTTCCTTCACCGCCAAGAACGGTGAACTTAGGATATAGAACTCAAATAAAAAGAAGAACAATAAAGTTTGAAGATATAAGTATAGGTGGTAGTGCTAATCCAAGATTTACAGTGCCTATCCAAAGCGATAGGCAAACATCAAGAATAAATACAGACTTGAATGACCTACAAGATAGTTTTTCTGAATCAAAAGATAAGTTTATTAAACTTGTTGATTTATTAGAGAGTCATCTTAGTAAAAGACATTATATAAATTAGAGAACAACAATGGGTATAAATTTAAAATTTCCATTACGAGCTTATCGTAAGGGCTTTTTTGAGATGAACAACACAACGCGAGCCGCAATCCGTGAAGATATAAAAATATTGTTGCTAACCAAAAAAGGTGAAAGAGTAGTAAACACTACCATAGGAACAAATATACCTATATTAGCTGGTCAACTATTTGAACCAGCAATAAAAGAAGATTTAGAACCACAAATAACATTAGAAGTAAAAAGCGCGTTAGAAAGATGGATGCCATATGTTACTTTGGAGTCATTAAAAGTATTTACAGCAGCTGATGTGCCAAGAGGAATGGCCTTACAACAAACTCAAATTTTAGTTGTTATGGATTATATAGTGAATAATTCAGAGGCTATGAGAGATAGCATACAGCTAACTGTTAATGGAGCAACGAGATAAAAAATGCCTAATTATCAATCAACAAGACAACCTGTCGCACAACAAAAAAATGTAAATTATTTATCTAAAGATTTTGACTCTATAAAAAGAGACTTAATAGATTACCTAAAAAGATATTATCCAGATGACTATCAAGATTTCAACGAGGCTTCTGGTGGTATGGCTATTGTGGAACTGTTAGCATACTTAGGTGATGCTATGTCATTCTTCATTGATAGACAAGTAAATGAGGGTTTTATAGATAGAGCTATTGAGCCAGAAAACATTTATTCTTTGGCACAAAACTTAGGTTATAGACCAAAGTTTTCAAGTCCATCAATAGTAAATTTATCAATTAGTGCAACATTTACAGATTCAACAAGCGCATCGACAGCTTTTACACTTAAAAAAGGTTCAAAGGTAGTAACAAATTTTGAGCCAGCTATACAGTTTGAAACATTGGTTGACGCAGATTTTGCAAGACCAGAAAACAGAGTTACTACAAAACTGTCGGAAACAACAACACAATATTCTATAACTAGTGTATCTGCTATGGCTGGCTCAACAAGAGTATTTACTTTTAATGTTGGTAGTCAATCAATTCCTTTTTTGTCGGTTCAGTTACCAGATAGAGAAATATCGGAGATTGTTTCTGTTACTTCTTCAAACAACAAAGAATATTTTCAAGTTGATAATTTAGCACAAGGTAGTATATTTACAGGCTTTAAGAATAGCACATCAAGTTCTTCTTCAGCAGAATATATTCTTCAATATAAAAAAATACCTTATAGATTTATTACACAGATTGATGCTGACGGTCAAACCTCACTTATTTTTGGTGGTGGAACAACAGATTTAGAAGATTCTGAGTTGATACCTAATCCAGAAGATTTTGTCTTGCCTGCAAGTCTTAGAGGATCACCGTCTGGTTTTTCACCTGCTGTTGTTGATTCTTCTAATTTTTTGAAAACAAAAGGATTAGGTTATGCACCAAGAGATGAATTGATAGATATAAAATATAGATTTGGTGGCGGATTAGATACTAATGTAGGCCCAAGAACCTTGAAAAGATTTGTGTCAAGAATAATACAATTTGGTGATCAAAATTTTATAACTAACAATCAATCTATTGCTGATGATGTTTTGTCTTCTTTGTCAGTGGAAAATGTAGAACAGGCGTCTGGTGGCTCGGACTCTGAAACAGATATTTCTATAAAAGAAAACGCTGCAGCTTTTTTTAATTCTCAAAATAGAGCAGTTACTTTACAAGACTATCAAGTAAGAATAATGTCAATGCCATCTGAGTTTGGTTCTGTTTACAGAAGCTATGCACGCAAAGACCCAACAAATGCTTTAGGGGTTGAGTTGATATGTGTTTCAAGAAACGCACAAGGATTTTTAGAACAGCCTGCAGGTGTATTAAAAAATAATATTGAAACTTACCTAAATAGATTTAAATCTTTTTCAGATACGGTAAAAATAACTGATGGAAAAATATGTAATATAGGTGTAGATTTTACAATCGTTCCCGAACCAACTGTGAACAGCAATGACGCCCTGTTAGATTGTTTTGTTTTATTAAGAGGACTTTTGATAACAGAGAATACAAATTTTGGTGGTTTACTGACAGTATCAAACTTAATGAGTAGATTACAGGCTTTAGATAAAATTAGATCAGTTGTCAATTTAGAGTTTACTAATATTTTTCAAAATAATGGAACAAGAACTTATTCTTCTTTTGATCTTAATATTAAGGCTAATACACAGAATGGTATTTTGTATTTTCCAGAAGATGTTTGTTGGGAACTAAAATATCCAAATTTTGACATAGTAGGGAGAACAGCATAATGTCTATCGC